CTCTATTGCTAATCTGTTTTCTTTTAGCTTAGCGGTATCAAGCGTTAAATGTGCCTTTGCTATTTCCTTTTCTTTGTCAGCAAATGAAAGCATTTTTGATCTTAATAAGATTAAAGCCGCCGCTGATCTTTCTTTTTTTATTTCAACTTGTTTAATTTGATCTTCGGTTACTAATATATCTTGTGAGTTTTTCTTTGTTTGTTGTGCTATTTTTTCTAAGGGTTTGAGCTGATTATCTATAAACTTAGCTATTTCTTTTTGTTGCGAAGCGTATTCCTTAGCTGTTTTTAATCTTTTCTTTTCGGCATCATTTTGAGATTTTATGGCATCTTTATATTTTTGAGCCCATTTTAAATGTTTTTCTGCCTCCGATACCTGTTCAGCAATAACACCTTTGCCTTTTTTATATTCATCAAGTATTTTTTTAGCTTCCCTTCTTTGTTCTTTTGCTACCTTTGCGTTTTTTACAGCTTCATTGTATCTATTTTGATCCGTTTTAAGAATAGAGGCACCGCCCGATTCTAATTTTTTGTGCTCTGCAATAATTTTTTGTGCTTCATTGCCTCTTTTTGTAGCGTTATCGAGCATCTTTTCAAATGTTGATAATCTTTTCTTAGTTATATTCTCGACTTTTTGCTCTATTTTTAAATTATTTAATCGACGCCTATTCCACCTTACACCGTTTTCATCTTGCGCCTGTTGAGACTTTAAAATACGTTTTTGCAACCTAAGTATTTCAACTTCGTTAGATTGTTCTGATAGGGTACTTTGTAAACCAGCATAAGCAGATGATAAACCTTCTATCTGTTCCCTTGACGCCTTAATTGTTGCGTTTGCTTTCTGGGCGGTTTCAATAAATTCTTTTTGCTTTTCTTCGGCTTCTTTTTGTGATGCTGTAAAATACTCATAAGCCGCCGTCAAAACACCGATCGCAACCATACCCGCAATCAAAAGCGGATTAGTTAGCATCATCGCGCGGGCTATACCTTCGACACCACCCGTAAAATTAGAAGCCGCACGAGCCGCCGATCCTGCGGTCCCGCTGAACATTCCTAAACCGGTCGACAATTCACCTGTTAACCTGTCGGCATTTGCCGCCTCTTTGCGTAGCCCCATCCATTTCTTTTTTGTACCCTTTGCCGCATCGCCCGCATTTTTTAGAGCCACAGTAGCAGTTTTATCAAGGTTTTTTGCTGATTTAGCCGCCGCATCTGCGCCCTTTGCGGTATCCTTCAAAGCCTTTTTAGCCTTTGTATCATTTACTTTTAGCGCGTATTCTACAACATTAGCCATATCACCGATCCTCTTACAGACAGTTTATCAGATCGTGCAGGTTTACGGTAGGAAAGATCTGCGTCTTCTTGCGCTTGGTTTTGCGCATAAGTTTATCAATTCTTTCGCCGCGTGCTTTAAGTGCTGCGACATTAATCGCGAGGTCTTCAAATGATAACTTTGATACCTCGCTCGGTAATATGCCATAGTTTTTACCTATTATGTCATAGATATGAAGTAAATCTATATCATTTGAGAAACCCGGCGATCCGCTTCGCGGCCTCCCGGTGTCCTTGCAAGCAATGATTTAATAACTTAGCCCGATCATCATCGCCGATCATGCCGATCCATAAATGGTTCTTTTCTGCGTCTTGATCTTTCTCATGAAATACCAATTTAAAATCTTCGAAGGTTTTACCATCTATTGAAAACTTTCTAACACATGAACAAATTATTTTATCATTTTGTGCCGCAAGCTCTAAAAGTTTTTCAGGCTTTATACGCTTAGACCATTCAAAAACATCGTTTTCATCTGGCTCTTTTTCCACCATATCTTGTATTTTTTTTAAGTCTTCTTGTGATGTTAAGGTTGATGCAATTAACGCAGACGATAAGCCCGCGCTTTCTGATTCTGATGGTGAAAGTATTCGCCCTTCAATGGTTAGTTTTCCGTCAAAGATGGTTTCAACCCATCGCGATGCTTTCGCAATTTCTTGTAATATACTCATTTTTTCCCTGCCTTGAATCGAGCATAAAAAAACCCGATCATGCTAAAAATAACGTGATCGGGTTAGCAATGGGGGATTTTTTTAAGTGTTCAGCGCGTTAGCAGCATTTAACGTGTTTTGAATCTCGATCTGCAATGCCTCAGCGGTTGAACTTGCAAGACCTGTAAACGTTACGCTTTGAGATAATCGGCCAACTGTTGATAATGGATCTGAATAATCAGTTATAATTGCATTTTTTAATTGTATTTCCATGTAATTGGTGCCGCCGGTTTCGGTAACCTTTAATAATACAGATGATTCGGTACCGGCCAGCATGGCATTATATAGCGCGTTAGTTTCGGCATCAAGCTCCACCGATATAGTGACAGTCCGATAATCTGTAACGTCTGGAGATAATGTAAGCTTTGAACCGAGTACGTTTCTACGCTCTAAGCTATTTTCGACGGTCAATTCAAAAGATCTAACCTTATAACTTTGAGAATCGAAGCTAAGATCGGTGGTTACCTCGTAGTGATAGATTTGCTTCTGGCTTGCGTTATATGTTGGCGTCGGTTGTGTCGTTCTTGCTGCGCTATCTTGCGCGATCAAGTCTAACGATAATTGCATCTCTTCGCCTGCGTTTAAAGAGAGTGTGCCTGATGACACCATGCAACCTTTGAAGACTTCGTACCCATTCGCATCGCTTCCCCTTGATAGGCCCAAAGTAAAGCTATCGAGATCGGTTGTGCTTGATTTTAATTTATGGGTAAAATTGGTCGGCCCGCCTGTCGTAGCAATAGAACCGATCATAGCCTTCAAAAGCAAAGTAGAACCCTCAAAATAAACCGGTACAGTGATCGAGCCTCCTGATTCCTTAAAAACGTCAAAGAAACCGGTGCGTATTGCGCCATCCGACGTCGTTAAATGGCTGCGTCCATCTCTTTGTTGAGTTGTTTGTAATGATGCGTCTATGATCCTGATAGCGTTAGTTTTATAGGCACCTGTTGAGGCATAGGAGGCCTCCGGTGCAAGTTTAGCAAATGATCCGCGTCCAAATAATATAGCCATTTTGGGGCCTCCGTTATGATGGTAATTGGTTTCGTAATTGTATTGTTGCTGTTAGTGCAAAGGTCTGCGATCCTTGCACGGTTTGAATCGTTACTTTGGCTTGATAGTTAGAGCCATCTGAACCGCCGCCGCCTTGAATATATGCACCAATAAACCCAGGAATAAAACGGGTTTTATTTTGATCAACCATTCCAGGAATAGCCGATCCGCCGTTATCTAATACCTGAACTTTACAGTAATGGATCTCTTCATAAGACATACGTTCATTGTATGGGCTAAATCGTTTAGCTAATAGGTTTTGTGTTGAAAACCATATGTAACCACTCGTCGAGGTATTCATCACAAAGGTCTGAGCGGGTGAAGAGGCACCACCAACAAAAGAAGACGGCCCCACTATCATATTTGCAGGTTTACCAAGCCAGATCTGACCGTCTTTAGGTGATCCAAACGTAATCACAGTAGCTTGATCAGCTGCGCCCGTCTTCTTAAAATAGATATATATAAAATTAACGCTTGCTGTAATTAACTCATAGGCGTCTAATTGTAGCGTCAAAGTCCTATTAGCATAATTAAAGCTATTTCTTTGAAAGGCTATAAGATTACCAGACGGTGAAACCGGAATAATATCATAGCCATTTGAGGCGATATTTTCCCAAAAAGTATCCCACTGTGACGGAATCACGATCGAAATATCGTAGTTCGCCGTCGCGCCAGTGTTTTCAATCGCTATTGGGTATCTATAAGTAAATGATTCATCAAACCATGACATAATTACGTTCCATCATCACTAACAAATTTAACATTAATTCGAATTAATCCTATCCCGATTCCTGATAGCCCGTATTTATCACCATCTACAGCAGTATAAGAAACTAAAACATCATCAACTAATGATCCTAATGATAATTGTCTATTAGCTGTTATAGCTTTAACCCCATCACTTGCAAGATTTATAGCGTTATCGTTCCTTTCTTCAACACTTGATCCACCTACAAAAAGGTAGGCCTCGTATGAACATGTTGACTGAAAGCGGCCCATAGTCGGTCCGTATTGTTCGACGGCGTCGATAAAATAGACACATCCAAACGGGGTATAGGGAGGATTAACAACAGATCCGCGCACAACTCTACCCG